AAGTTCGGATGATGCTCCTTTCAATGGGCATTTAATTTCTAAAATAGTATTGTCTTCCTCCCTGTAACCATCTAATGAGGCTCCAATAGGGACTTCAATATCTTCATCTTTGCATGAGTTATTTAAGACAACAACGGGTTGCCATTCGCCACCCATATCTTCTTCAAACATATTTCTAGCTTCTTCTTCGTATTTATTTCCATGCTCCATGGCATAGTTAGTTTCTATTTTGGTTATACCGTTCTTTATATTCCATAAGGCTAAAGGAGTCTTTGGATCCCACTTGGATACTCCAAGCAGGGCTCCGACTTCTGAAGCCATTCCATATTTACTACGAACATCTAACCATTCTTGTGACCCCTGAGGGAGGTCTTCATTTTTAATTATCTTCATTGAAAAGTTCCTTAAGTTTTAAATTATTAAATTCATCTAACCAATCCTCACCTGGGACTGGAGAGATCAATACTTCTACGTCAATGTTTTTAGCAGCAAGCCTCTCAGCCAGCTGGTATGCAGACTTCTGTCCAACATATGACTTATCATTATCAGCGTATATCTTTACGCTTTGCACATCTTCTGGCGGTTCAAACGTTGCCATACAGTGTGCGTTCATTACAGAAAACGCAGGTAGCTTAGAGATTTTACTCGCAGCTATTGCAGTTTCTATTCCTTCTGATAGGCAAATAGTACCTTCATGTTCGTGAAGTCTAATTGCAGCACCAGTTATCGTACCTTTAGGTGGCATTATCTTTCTTGATGTAGCACCTTTAAGTTTCCTACCATTATGCGTATATGTTATATGCCATGAAACACCGACACCTTTGGCATCTTGAATCAATCCTAACATAGATGGAAATGGTCCCAACTTAGCACCGTGTTCCCATGTATATAGCATAGCCTCTTTAAGAGATATTGGGTAGTCGCTTAAACCACGCAGGTTTAAGTAATTATCTACATCTCCATTATGTACAACTTGAGTTGCCATTTGAGCAACTTTACGCAGAGCTGGTACTGGATCTTTCTTTGTTTTATTTGGTTGGGTTGTTGTATTATCTATAATAGGTCTTATAGCATCTAAACAATCCACAAAACTCCAGCCATGAACTTTTTGCAATAGCTCAAAGCCATCGCCAGCACCACAGGTGTTGCAGAAGTATGTCCCTCTGCCATCTTTGTCATCGAATCTAAATCTGTCTTTACCTTCATTGCAAATAGGACAAGGTCCGTGTCTGTCTTGAAGATATTTTCTGTCTATTCCTAGAGCAGTTAAGATTCCGTACCATTTTCCAGTAACATCTAATCTATTCATCTTTCCTCCTTATTTATTATATTTATTTTTACTTTTTGCTTTCTTTATTTGTAAATGCTTAATGTAACTTGTGCATTCTTTACTTGGTTTTATTGCTTCAACTTCTCCATAGTCAGGATAGTTGTTAAATCTTAGTTTATAAGTGTGGTATGCCCACCCCGGTTTATAATTATGAATTGCACAGTATCCTAACAGCATACTGTAGAATTCCTTTTTGAACTCAGGTGCATATGATAATTTCTTCTTAACGGTCTTTGTCTTTTTGTCGACAAACCCTAGTTCTTTATCGAGAACTTCTATGTATCTTGATTTTCTTTGTTGTATGTGTCCACACTTAGGACATATGTTCGAGCCAGAGAACATTGAGAAACAACCTTCGCAGATTATTTGAGTTTCTTCTTTGTCTCTTGCCTTCTTTCTTTCTTTAATTGTCAACGGTTTCTTTGGATCAAGGTTCCATTCAATATCTTTCTCGACAAATCCGTGCGTATATACAGCACCGGAATGATCTATGATTGTTGCATATTCTTTATTCTCATAAGGTCTAAGAACCCTACCGATCATTTGAATATACATACCGAGAGATTTAGTTGGTCTTGCAAGTACACAAACCTCAGCAGGGGGGCAGTCAAATCCTTCAGTTAAAACCATACAATTACAAATTATTTTCATATTTCCATAATTGAATTCGTTAAGGACTCTTTCCCTCTCTTTATTGTCTGTTGTGCCATCTATGTGTGCAGCTCTAATCCCTATATCTACAAAGGATTCTGCAAGATTCTTGCTGTGAGCTACCGAAGAAGCGAAGACAATAGTTTTCTTGTTGCCTGCTATCTTCATCCAAGAGGATACAATATCACCGACAAGTTTTGGTTTGTCCATTCTCTCTGCCAGTTGTACTGTATTGTAATCTCCCATATAAGTTTGTATTCCTTTAAGGTCTGGAATTGAGGGGGCGTAGTACTCTAATGGTACAAGATGACCCTCTTCAATTAACCAACCAATTGACGGAGCTTGTACCATATCCTTGAAGATATGTCCAAGACCTCTGCCATCGGAACGAATAGGGGTTGCTGTCAGTCCCAACACTTGGCTGTGCTTATATAAACTAATAATTTTTAAATAGGTATTGCTCAAGCATCTATGTGCCTCATCTATGATAACAAGATTAGCTTCAGGTAACTTTTCTCTTTGAGAAGTTATTGAACGTGATCTAAGCGTATCTATTGAGGCGACTTGAGTAGTGTGCCAAAAATGGTTAGGCTCTCCAGCCATAATAATTCCATGTCTTACTTTTTCTAATGTTAATTTCTCTGAGCATTGCTTTATTAACTCTCTTCTATGTGCAAGAAATAGAACTTTTTGATTTTGTTTTATTGAATGATTTACAAATGCAGATGCCATGACAGTTTTACCTGACCCTGTAGCTGCTTGAAGTAATATATTTTTATTTCCTTTTCTTTGTGACCGTATGACATTATTAAGAGTGTCTTTTTGATACTGTCTTAATGCCATCTTTACTCCTTATAGGTGAGCAGTTTTCTGTCATGCTCAGGACCATTGGATTAGAAATTAAAAGGGAATGCTTTCATCGTCTGCGACACTGAATTCAACCTCTTTCTTTTCTTCATATTCAAATTCAACTGAAGCGTCAGGGCTGTATTCATTTAGTTCCATTACTTGAACGGCAACTAAATCAAAGGAAACACCACTCTTTTTCTTGTATTCCCATTCTCTTATACGTCCCTGTACATTGCATACAGATTCATTTCCTATGTTGTCAGGATTATGTGGCTCTCCAAACTTGTCAACAACCTTAGGTGCTGGCATTGGATCTCCAGATTTGGCATATGTTGTAGGTCTTTTAAGCCTTACATAAGTTCTGCCTTCTGGATCAGTCTTTGTTTGAACTCCTTTAGATGTGAGCTCTGTTACTTGCTCTTCATTTAAAAGACAATCGATTGTCCATTCATGCCCGTCCTCATTATAGTTAGAGTCAGGGTTAGAACCAATCTTGGTCCACATTACTTTTACATTTTTAAGAAGCATATACTTCTCCTTTTTTTATTATTATAAATGGTGAGTTTTTTCTCACCTCCGTTTCGTTCAATTAAGAACTACTACCATTGCTGCTTGCGAAGCAGGCAGGATTTTGTAAAAAAAAATAGTGCCATACAGGACCTCCGGAGGTGTGGTAGTGAGGTCAAGTATGGCTTTTTATTTTTCTTGGTTCTACCACGAACCGTTTTAGTTATTTTCCTATAGGGTTGGGAACAAATCATTTTTCCTCTTGTTCTATTAGTTTATCTAGGAACCATCTAGCTTTCTTTAAGTCACACACCCCGTCCTTAAATCTCCACCGACTAATGTATTTTGTTATTGTAGCTGTTAGGTAATCCATCTTTTGGTCTAGTATAAAATCTATGACCTCTATTTTACCCTGCTTGTAGTGATTAGGGTTTAATTTTTCTTCATCTGGTGGGTCTATCCATTCCATGTTGTGCTCCTTTCATCCAAATATTTTTTAATATTATCAGGTGTTATTAATTTATGAAATCCATAGAATCCAGTTTTTGTTCCTCTTTTTCGCAAGCTTGGACTAAGAATTAAATTTAAAGATTGATGCTCATTAAGAACATTAACGGTTGCTAATCCGCAAATATAAAATACCCTATCAGATTGTTTGACAACAATAATTTCAGGCTTATATGATTTACGAAAAATGACTGGGAATTTTTCTTTCTCAACAGTTTTAACTCCACAATCATATCCAATTTTTTTCAAATCTGAAACATGATATTTGTTGGAAGATCCTACTGAAAAATCAATGAACTCAGTGTCAAGAAACTTTTCTACAGCAGCCTCTCCTAAAAATCCTGTAGTCCATCTTTTTTCTTCCATGCCTGAGTCAATAACATGATGGCTTTCATTTGTTTTTATTTGTATTACTTTCTTTACAAAGTTTTTAACTGTTTCAACTTTAGTATTGTTTAAAATTATCTTGACAAAAGTGGGGCTATATTTTCTAACACAATCATCATAATTAATATTTTCCATTTTTACCTCCTAGCAAAAGAAAAAGTTTGATTTTAATATTTCATTTAGGTCTAAGTTACCTAGCTCTGGTTCTTCATCTTGAAATAATTTGTCGTTATATATTATTTCTTGTCTCATTTCTGAAAAGATATCTTTATCATACAGTGATATAAATGTTTCTTTAGTTGTTTGAATGAGAAGTGGTACATCTGAAGCATGTACACTAAAGCTATCATGTATAGCTCCAAATGATTTTATATCCTTTTCTGCCAGTTTATTTACAGTAAGACACATATGAGCAGCATCATAAGAATGAACCCAGTTAGCACCAATTGCTGACAAATGATCTGATAATGATGGAAAATCTGTTATCTCCAGATACACATGACCAATAGTTTTGCCCTGTAAACTACCATAACATATTTTTTTACGTGCTACCCACTTTTGTGTGAGTACAGGAAAACCTGATGGAGAGTGCCATGAAATATCTTTCATTTCCATTTCTTGTATTTTATGTTTAACAATAGATTGTAAATATTTCTTTATCATTACAGGTCCGGGACAAACTTTGTCGTAAGCATTTACTAAGTCTTTACCTAGCTGCCTACAATCTGATTTATTTATTTTATATTTTGATGTTATGCCTGCATCATATGAGTCTTGATATATTATTTGCCCAATTTTATTTGAGCCAGCGTCATAGGCACGTGTCATTGAGCCTCTTTTACTGATGCCTTTACGTACTAACTTCATTGGTATTTTCTTTAGTTTATTATTTATTTCATTGTTTTCATTTATTTTTAATATCTCTTTGCCTATTTTTAAATAGAAATCTTTAGGTATCTCTAAAGGTATCAAGCCAACGAGAAGTCCTGCCTTTTCATCTCTTGACATTGCTGATAAATGTTGAGTCCCATTGTTAACGCCATCAATTGATATCGGCATTCCTGAATAATAGGGCTCTCCGGTCAGGGCAGAGCCTATAATTCCACCAATCTCATAACATAATGACAAGAATACCCAAGGCTTTTCTGCATTCATCCAAATATTTATATGTTTAATTGGATCTTCTGCTATATCTAGAAGCATTTCTATATGTTCAATTGTCCAATTATGTTTATCATTGATTCCCATTTTATCTACTGATATATCTGTTAGTCCATCTGCTTCTAATTCTGTTACGTAATCAAGCTCAAGCCAAGAAGCTTTCTTGATTTCTTTTATTGTATATGTTTGATTGTAAGAACAGGCAATATGTATAAAAGTATATTCAGCACCTTCTTGTGTAACTTCTTTTTTATCTGCAAATAAGAAATGCCCTCTAACCAAATCATTGGATTGATAGCTGAAGTATGGATCTCTATTGTAAATTCGCCCCCTATAATCCAAATACATCGACTGAAAGAAATTATATCCAAGCCAGCCGGGATTCTCTTGATCGCCACTAATTGTCTCCAATATAGCCTTGTTTCTCATGGCTTGTGACTGAGTTCTTAGACAAAACTGCTTATCTGTCCATCTTCTGTTCTCTATATTGTACAAA